GACTTTCCATCGATTCAACTTCACTTTCTCCAGGAGAGGTAACGGATGACGAAGACATTGCAGTCTAACAAGCCCAATAAAGGCATGAGCAGTGAGGTAGACGCTGAGTCGGTACCCAGCTCGCTAAGAATCGTTTGTGACGATGCCAGTTCGATCCATTTACAAGCGTCCGAAGCTGTCGAAGAAGGTAAGCTTGCACTGCGCAAATTCTCCATGGTCGCTTACACCGGTGGCGCGATGCGTCTCGGCGGCTGGCCTTACCCTGTGGTTGTGGACTTAGCAGGCATGCGAGTCACTCGAAAGGCCCGTCCGATTCTCAAGGATCACGATCGAGGCAGCATTGTCGGTCATACCGATGACATCACGGTGAGTGATTCACGGCTTGAAGTGGCTGGAGTGATCTCGGGCGTTGGCTCCACCGCTCAAGAAGTCATCGCCACCAGCGAGAACGGTTTCCCTTGGCAAGCCTCGCTTGGTGCCAGTGCCGACAAGGTTGTCTTTATCCCCGAAGGTAAGACGGCCATGGCCAATAGTCGCGAATTCAAAGGCCCTGTGTACATCGCTCGCAAGTCAACGCTGGGCGAGGTCTCGTTTGTGGCTCTCGGTGCCGACGATGATACCGAGGCTCGTATCGCTGCTGGGCAATCCGAAGGCGACGACGATCTCGATGGCGAGGATTCAGGTGACGACACCACCGAGTCCGACGATTCGGAACTCGACCCCGTGAATGCAAGCCTCGAACTGTCTGCTCAGCCCAAGCGGACAAAAACCAGTGGAGTCGTTTCCAAGATGCGCATTGAAGCCGCTGCTGAATCCAAGCGTATCGCTGGCATTCGCAAAGTGTGTGCTGGCAAGCATCCAGAGATCGAAGCACGAGCGATCGAAGAAGGCTGGAGTGTTACCAAAACGGAGTTGGCTGTACTCCGCATCGAACGGCCCAAAGTTCCTGATCAACAAGCGAGTCAATCTATGTACCGTCGTGAAGTCCTCGAAGCTGCTTGCTGTCTTTCGGTCGGACTCAATGAGACCCAATTATTGAAGCAATATGGGGAACGTACCCTCCATGCTGCCGATCCGATTCGTAACATTGGTCTCCGCGAACTGGTCGCCGAATGTGCGCGACTCGAAGGACACGATATTCCTCGCGTTTTCGGGGATGGTGTGGCTACGATTCGTGCTGGTTTTTCCACAATGTCCCTTCCCGGCATTATGGAAAACGTGATGAACAAGACCATGCTAGCTGCTTACGAGAATACGCCCATTGCGGCGTTTGATCTCTGTAGCATCAGTACCGTGAGCGATTTTAAAGAGATCTCGCGATACCGGTTACTCGGCACTGGTGGCTTTGAAAAGGTCGCTCCGGATGGGGAACTGAAGCATGGAAAGCTCTCAGAGCAGAAGTACTCCAACAAAGCCGATACCTACGGTCAGATCCTCACTCTGACTCGTCACGATATCATCAACGATGATCTCAACGCGTTCATGGATATCCCTCGCCAAATGGGACGCAGTGGAGCGGAGTCGATCGATGATATGTTCTTCACATTACTTCTTGGGAACGTGGGAGGATTCTTCAGCACCAACAATACCAACCTTCTTACTGGAGCGGATACCGCTTTCGGTGCCAACAGCTTGACCCGAGCAAAAACGACCTTCCGCAAACAAAAAGCAGGCCCAGGCTCGAAGCCAAAAGATCAAAAACCGATCAACATTCGGCCCGAGTTCTTGGTCGTTCCGGTTGAGATCGAAACGGATGCGGAACTCTTGATGGGTTCAGCTCAGTTGATGATCGATGCGTCGGGACAACCTACCAAGATCCCCGTCGATAACCCGCACCGGAACAAGTATCGGGTCATCAGCATGCCTCACTTGTCGGACACTTACTATGCCGGCGCGAGTGCGAAAGCGTGGTATCTATTCGCCAACCCGAACGTCTTGCCTGCTTTCGAATTGGTATTCCTCAATGGTCGTCGCACCCCTGTGATTGAACGTGTGGAACTGCCACCCAACACACTGGGCATGGGTTTCCGTTCCTACATCGATTTTGGTGTGAACTCCCAGGATCCTCGCGCGGCGGTGAAGGTTGCGGGTGAGTGATCTTTTTAGATCGGTCGGATCTGTCTGATCCGATCGATCCGTTCTAACAAACTCAAAACTCAGGACTCTAAACTGATATGCAAGCGCAGTTCATTCAAAACGGTGCCGCCATTGACTACATCCCCGCGGCCAATACTCCCGCAGGGACCGTAGTCGTCCAAGGAGATCTCGTAGGCATCACCAAAAAGGATATCAAAGCCAACGAACTCGGTGCTCTCGCGGTCGAAGGTCTATTTGATATCCCCAAAGATGCGGCGACCGCGATTAACGCAGGAACGAAAGTCTACTGGAAAGCGGACGATCAGATCGTGGTGACCGCAGCCTCGGGCAACAAGCTGGTCGGCAAAACCATCGCTCTGGCCCCGGCTGGGGCATCGACCGCTCGCGTTCTCCTCACCCATTCGTAACACGTGAATCTTCTTCAACCCCATTTGCGATCATGAAGTCCTTCCGATCAAGCATGCTGGTTCTGTTGGCTCTCTTGGCAGCCGTTGGTTGTGAACCCCAACAGGTTCGCGTTCGTCCATTGGCTGCACCTCCGGCGGAACAACCAGCCGCGAATCTGCCCGTTGCGCTCCATCAACGTAACTGGACGGGGCGGTTGAACCAAGGCAGCTGTGTTCATGCGTCTTTGGTCAACCACTTGCGTTGGCTCAATCAGCATGAACTAGGCGAACGCTGGAGAGCTACATATAGCGACGGCGAGTGGGATTCTCGACTGCGTGATCGCTTGGATATCGCGGGCATTGACTACAGCTACACGCTCAAAGCCGACCCTCGGTTCCTCGATTGGGCCAGCGCGTCGCGTCGGGGGGCGATCCTGTGGTGGAAGCCTGCTCACTGTTGCACCTTTGTGGGGTGGGTTCAGCGAGATGGCAAGCAATACGCCGCCATTCTCGACAACAACTACCCTGGTCGCTTTGAACTAACCCCTCGCGACCAATTTATTCGTTTATGGGCCGGTTATGGCGGATTCGCGTTGACTGTGCTCAACGATCCCGCCACTTCTCTCACGTTTCGCAGTTACGAGGTGTATTAATCGATGAACGACACGATCCGCATTCGCTTGAGTCTCGGCTTGTTAATGGTGGCTGTGATTCACGCTATTCTGTTGGGAGTGGTCTTTACAGCACTACACCAGCAAGCGTTACCAAAATTACCACAGCCACGTTTCAGTGATACGTTGAATCCGACACCGACACCCCAAGTCGGCTCGATCGAGAAACTGCCGGAGCCTCAAACCGTAAATCTTCGTGCTCAAGGGGAGATGAAGCAAGGCATCCTGGGGAATCGACTGAGTCGTCTTTTACCAGTCCGTCAGCCAAACGTTTATGAAGTTCCCAGAACTGTGACGCGTGCCTCGACTTGTACCACGAACGGAAATTGCCAACCACCAGCCCAAAAGACCGTTCCTCCTCATCAGACGACTGTCGATATTCAGAACGCCCTGCCAGGAACGCTTTTCGACGAGCGCGAGCGAACCCCCGCCCCGATCGTGGCTCCCATGAAGCCGCGGGAAAGCAAAGGGTATCAGTTGGCTCTTTTTGTAAGTTCGGATTCTCAAAGTCGCCAATTGATCCAGTGGTTTGAAAAGAACTCGCAGTTAATCCAACTGCGAGACCGATGCGAATTCCAGGTTTATACGCCCGAGAATCCACTCTACCGAGAACGCTTCGCCAATCTCGTTCCCAGGGATCAGTTTCCCGTTGTGTTATTGCAAGATTCCCAAGGTGGTCACATCCACGCTGCTGGTCGGGCCATGATTCCTTCGACTCCCGAGGAACTCTACTCGGATCTGAAGTACGGATACGAACTCTACGAGCAAGCCCTTCAAGCGGAAAAAACAGGAGCCATTCGATCCATGGGATATTCGTGGGATGACGCGATAACCCCAACCATGTCGTTGTTTTCTCAAGATTGCCCCGATGGATATTGCCCGATCGACGTCACTGACCGATGGAGGCCAGGCTCCCGGGTCCGAGACCGATTGTTCGACGAGGTTCGCGATAGCCGCAGTGCTATTCTGTGGGCCTCGGCAAGTGAACTGGCGACCATCGCGCTCATTGTGATCGCGGTCATTCTCTTAGGTTTCATTCTGATTAAACGAGGAGTTTAAACGTGACGACGTTGATTATTGCTGTTTGCGTGGTGCTCGTTCTGCTAGCCATTGCAATCTTCCCAAAGAAAAAGACTCCCACCGCCAACTCGATGCTACCACAACCCCTGTGGGACACATCCAGTCTCAGGGCGCGCCAAGTGAACGAAGAGGCCCATGCACTGGCCGAGGAGTTTCGTCAACGCTCGGAGGATGAATGGCGGGCCGCCCTGCGTGAACGAGCCTCCAAACTACTAACGGACGCTAAATGAGTGACTTGCTTCACAAAGGTCAGGAGTGGCTTTCCTCCCAATTGACAGAACATGCTTCTCGCGAGGTGGTGTACCGTCGTGGGGAGTTGGGAGTACTCCTGCGAGCCACCATCGGAAAATCGATGTACGACCAGGACGACGGTGAAGGCATTGTCACCCGCAGTCAGGTGCGCGATTTCCTTATCGATACGCGGGATCTCATCACGTCCATCATTGGATCATTGCCACAACGTGGAGATACGATTGTCGAAATTGATAGCGACCATACCTTCATTTTTGAAGTCATGGCCTTAGGAGGCGATCCTCCTTGGCGCTACAGCGATCCCTTCCGTTTGAAACTCCGCATCCATACTAAGCAAGTCGAATCTCATTCCTCATGACGACCATCCTTCAAATTGCCAACAGCGTGACCGCCCAGCTTAATGCTACCGACTTTGGTTTGGCATTCGAAGCCCAGCGGCTGTACGTTCCCAATTTCGATTTGGAGGACATGAAAGAACTTCGAGTGAGCGTGGTCCCTCGTGATGTGGAAATCCTGCCACATGATCGATCCCAGAATCGCTATCACTGCCGGGTGGACATCGCGATTCAAAAGAAGTTTGCCCACGGGACGAACCAGGAGATTGATGCCCTGGTGGATCTTGGCGAACAGATCGCGGATGAGTTCCGGCTCAAGCGACTCCTTTCGTTTCAAGCCGCCCGCTGCATCAAGGTGGAACAAGCGGTGCTCTATTCCTCAGAGCACTGGGAACAATTGCGACAGTTCACAAGTTTGATGACTCTTACCTTCGAGCTATCGCGATGATCCGATTGCGTGTTCGTACACAATTCGATGCTCAGAAACTGCAACGCAAGATACAGTCGGCAACGTTTCGCTCGCTGGGCCACGCCGGAGCAGCCATTCGCCTGACCGCGCGCCGTAGTATCCGTAGACGCAAAAAACCATCCCGACCTGGTTCACCTCCCCACACGCAAACCGGACACATGAAGCGTGTGATCCGATACGAAGTCTCTTCCAACAAGACAGAGGTGTTCATCGGTCCTGTGAATGAGTTTGCTGGCAAGATTTGGAATTTGCATGAATTCGGCGGCAGGACCAAAAGCCGAAGACGGCTCAAGGCCCATGAATTTTCACCCGCAGAGTATGGCCCGATTCGAATCAAGTATCGAGGGTTTAACACCAAGTTTGCTCGGATTCGTTTGAGAACCGCTTCCCAAGCCGCTCGAGCCACACGCTTAATCGACGAAGAGAACGTCAGAAGACAGGGTCAGGAAAGCAACTACCCCAAACGTCCGTTCATGAAACCCGCATTGGATACTAACCGCGCCAGACTGCCAAAGTTCTGGGCCAACAGTGTGAACTAAAGGAGAAGATTCGCAAATGGCAGAAGTTGTACTCGGTCTCGATGCCGTTCTAAAAATTGACGGTGACGAGATCAAAAACTGTAAGGATCTAACCGTATCGCTTGAAAAAGCGGAAGCCGACGCGAGCACTCGCGATAACAACGGATGGCGAGCCACCGTGGGAACGCTCAAGGATGCTTCCATCGAGTTTACCGTCCTCAATAAGGTGGGGGATGATACGTTTTCCATGATTCAAGATCTCTTCATGTCAGGCGATCCCTGCGATGTGGAAATCAGCGATGCAGGGGGCACACTCTTACTGACCTGCGAAGTCATGCAGTTCAACGTCAATCAAAACCTCGAGGAAGTTATCGCTGCGGACGTAACCTTGAAACCGACTCAGTCGACAACCGGGAGCGGTATGAACATCGGTGGTGGCAGCGGTGGAAGTGGCGGTAGCGGAGGAGGTAACTAATCCATGAAAAAGTTCATAGACGCGCAAGGACGATACTGGGTCGTTGATATCAATGTGGCTACCATCAAACGGGTGAAAGCACTTACGGAGATCAATCTGCTTACCGTAGTGGAGGGCGAGTTGGTCGAACGATTGAGCTCCGATCCCATCTTATTGTGCGATGTTCTGTATGGTGTTTGTAAACCTCAGGCAGACCGAGAAGGGATCTCTGATGAAGATTTTGGGACGGGATTGGCGGGAGATGCAATTGCTGACGCAACG